AATCGGTCGAGGGCATGACCAAGCAAGGTGATAGGTAGGATGAAAGAAAATATTTCTTGTATGCAGTTTTGAAGGTATATATAAAAGGTAAAAAGCAATCAACATATGTTGGTTGCTTTTTTTACAGAAAAAATATCAGTGAGAGACTTTTTATATTTATTTACAACAAGATTTATGATCAAATTCAGGATTAAATGCGTAGAAGTTTTTACTATCTAATTTATCCTGGACAATTCTGAGGCTTTCTCCAAAACGTTGATAATGAACAATTTCACGTTCGCGAAGGAATCGGATCGGATCACAGACTTCAGGATCTTTGATAAGACGCAAAATATTATCATAGGTAGTACGGGCTTTTTGTTCGGCAGCCATATCTTCATGAAGATCTGTAATAGGGTCACCTTTAGACTGGAAAGTTGTAGCACTCCAAGGAGTTCCACTGGCAGCCTGTGGCCAAAGAGCAAGTGTATGGTCAACATAATATTTATCAAAACCGGATTTTTCAAGCTGTTCCGGAGTCAGATTGCGTGTGAGCTGGTGTACAATGGCGCATATGATTTCCATATGGGCAAATTCTTCGGTAGCAATGTCTGTTAGTGTGCCAATTACTTCATTATAAGGCATGGTATATCTCTGAGAAAAATATCTCAAAGAAGCTCCTAATTCTCCATCCGGTCCACCGAACTTCAATAACGTATAAAGTGCCCGCAAACCCAGTAAAATCAAGGGTTTGCGGGCATTCTTAACGACATAGAAAAAAATAAATTTTCAAAGAATCTGACTCTTTATCATAAATAATCTTATCAACGATCTGTTTCAGAGCTTCGTTTTTCTGAATGTATGTATAACTATCTGAAATAAGAATATCATAGACGCTTCGGACTTTCAATAACATATCGCCGGTCGGATCCTGATCCGGTTCCGGATTTTGTCCTTCCAGTTCTTTTAATTGTTCTTCCAAATTATCCCGTTCTTTTTGAAGAATTGCTTTATTGCTTTTATATTCCTCCAGAGTGTCGATTCCTTCCCTGTAGGAAGCCTTTATTCGTTCCTCTTTGCTTGTTAAACTGTTTAAGCGATCTCTTATAATACTTCGTTCGTCAACGGCTTCTGTGGGCTGATAATCGTGTAATTCATAGGAAATATTTCCGGTATCCAGGATCTCTTTGATACTGGCTAAAACTTCCGGTTCCAGCACCAATGAACTCACACCGTGAGCTTTATCACATTGTCCGTGAGCATATCCGTAGCAAGAGAAGTAGGCGTACTTTTCGCCATTGACTCTTTTTTGAGTGCAGGCAGATAATGTCTTTCCGCAAGCAGGGCATTTCATAAGTCCAGAAAGCCAGTGCTTATATGTAGAGGATGGACGTTCTCGCCGTCGGGATGGTCGGCGGGTTGCTTTCAGCCGTTCCTGTGTGGCATCAAATAATTCCTGTGAAATGATAGCGGGGTGCTGCCCCTGGCTTACAATCCATTCATCCTTATTTTTGATACTGTGTGTTGCGTTTTCCGTCTTATTCCAATGGATCATTCCACAATAGGTGGGATTCTTCAGCATGTATTCGACCGTGCGCCGTTCGAAGAGATTTCCACGAATTGTCCGGAATCCCAAGTTGTTCAGATACCGGGCAATGTCAAATACACTTAATTTTTCATTTACATACATGTTAAATACGTGCCGGACGATATCTGCTTTTTCTGAATCAATAACAAGTGTCTTATCAATCGTCTTATAACCAAATGGTGCAGCTCCCTGAAAAGCTCCGCGAGCAGCGTTTTCTTTCATGCCTCGGAGAACTTCACCAGATAATCGGATAGAGTAGTATTCGTCCATCCATTCGATGATACGTTCAATCAGGCTGCCAAAGGGATTATCGGAGAGTGGCTCGGACACACTCACGACATCTACATTGTGTTGTTTCTTTAGCAGAGATTTGTATACTATACTTTCTTCCTGATTCCGGGCGAACCTGGAAAACTTCCATACCAGGATCTGATCAACCGGATGATCATCACCTTTGGCCAGTCCGATCATCTCCTGGAAGCCGGGACGCTTGTTGGCTTTTCTTCCGGAAATACCAAGGTCCGTGAAGATCTTCAGGATTACAATATTGTTCTTGGCTGCATAGTCCCGGAGGAGGTGCTCCTGGGAGTCCGGGGAGATCTCTTCCTGATCATGAGTGGATACCCGGATGTAGCCGTATGCATATTTTACGCTCATTGTATCACCTTCCTGTAATTATATGTGCGATGTCGCACAAAAATGGGTACAAAAATAACACCTATACGGTGCCGGATTTTTGTGATACAATATTCTTGTTGAGGGAGTACTGTATCGAGCGAATCCTTCGCCGTATATATTACTCGGGATTTTCCCTGGTGTTTGGTAGACACCGGGGATTTTTTATTATTATCTATATTGTTTATTTAATTTAAGCATAACCTTTCCACCAGATATGCCGTCGTAGACAAACCAATCTTTCTGGCTGTTAGTTTTACTGGCTGGTGCGACGCCAACAAGGGCATTATAGCGAGTATAGAGACCTCCATAAAAGTTCTGTGAACTTGATTCTATAGAAGAATCTTGCATTTGCGCATATAAATTCAATTGCCTTACAAGAGTATCAGCAAAATCAAGAGCAAGGGATGGATCAGTAGAATCATCAACAACTGCAGTTATAGTTATTGTATCATCTTTTACTCCGATATAATAATCTTGAACATAGGTGTAATCTGGATCAAGCGGTAAGTTCGCTTTTAAATCAGATATACATTTGTCCATATTTAACGAAGATGCTGTTTGTGTATCTGATGTAGAAGAAGTAGAATCGTTTTCTTGATCAGATGCGTCACTTTCGGATGAATTTGCTTTATCTGAAGAATCTTCAGTGGTAGCTTCATCAGCTTTTTTATCAGATTTTACTGTTTCTTCTTTTTTTGTGTCGGACTTAGAACTTGAAGAATCAGATCCAGATCCTCCACAAGCAGATAATGACAATGCCATAGATGATGCCAGTAATAGTGCTACAAATTTCTTTTTCATATGTTTTTCCCCTTCGTTTTATTTGTTCCAAAATGTTTCGCTTTTTTCAGAGATTATTTATTCAATCAGATATCTCCGCCATACAAATACTATCGTATCAAGAGGGCAGTGTATTTATAGTTAGAGTATTGGATGAATCGTTATTATATTTTCTTAAATATCATCAAGTTAGGGATAAAATAAATTGTGTAGTTATCTACAGTTTTGTATTCCCCGTATTTATCCTGGTAACAGTTAATGCAGTTTTCCAGATATTCTTCTGTAACATCCAGATACTCTGCAATTTCATATTTATCTTTACAACCGTGTTCGTAAGCTCTGATCAGACCAAATAATCCAATGCTGCGATTGTATCCCCAGAGCCGTGCCTGGCGCTCTTGTTTTCGATTGCCAGTATATTCCATGTCAATAATATTACCGACAGAAGTGTAGTGGTGACCGAGTTCTTCTGCCAGAACGCAGGCTTTTTCCGTGGTTGTATCTATATTGTCTTTGATAGCAATGGTACCATCACAATATAATCCCTTTATTTTTTTGCTTTTAAAAGGATAATCAATAACATCTATACCGTCTTTGCAGGCTTCTTCCTGTAGCTTCTCATATGTATTCATACAAACACCTCCCGCTCGAGTATATCAGATAAGCTGTCCTATAAATTACTTAACTCGTTTATTCTTTACGAATTCAGCAAACTGACGGATTTCATCTAATTCAGATTCTGTGTATTCATCACCATCGAAGTGAGCTGCAAGGGTAGTTGGCTCATCTTGTGTGAAAACAATTATACCATCTACCAGTTTCTCAGAATCTAATCCCAACTCACGTGTGATTTTTAAAACATTTGTTATGTTGGAATTGGCAATACCTCTTTTTAGAATACTATCTAAGGTAGTCCACGGCATATCTATTTTTTCAGAAAATTTTTTCATACTTCCGTATCTATCTATGATGAGTGCTTTCACATTAGATTCTAATTCATTCATGTAAAGTTAACTCCTTTCTTCAGTTGATGATTTGATAATAGCATTAAAATCTCGAAAAATCAATATAATGTCACCGAAAATAAAATAAAAATCTCAAAAAATCGAGAAAAACAGGTTGACATTCTCGAAAATTCGTATATACTTTAAAGTGCAATCACGAAAAATCGAGAAAAGAGGTGAGAAAGTGTTTCCGAATTTAGAAGCCGAGATGGCAAGAAATAAAGTGACGCAAGTAAAACTTGCTGAAATTCTGGGAATTACGCCAACAACGTTATCATTCAAGATGAACGGAAAAAGTACACTTTCATTAAAAGAATGTGTAACGGAACTGTTCAAACGATTATCCTGAGAGACGGAAAGATATACATTAACGCAGAGTACATGGCTTTAGGAACTTTGGCGGATGAAACAGGAAGAAACTGGTGGAATTTAGAGACCGGCGATATTCAAATGTCTGGACGTTTCCAGCAATACGCATTTAACGGCGTAAAATCGTTAGATATATTTGATAACAAAATAAATCTATATGCATGGGACGATGACGGAAATTATGTTGGTAGCCTGCGATCATTTCTGACAGTTGACAAAGAACACAAGGGAATTGAACTCATGTCGGATGCTGATGACCAAGTTCGATTAAGTGTAAAACGAAGAGACACTGAGACAGAAGAAGGGCAGTCAGTATTTATTGGCGAAAATGGTTACACAGGACTTTTTACGGTTGACGGAAAAGGAAATGCAGAAGAATGGCTCAGCCGTAAGCATGGCGGACCTATATGGATACGGAATATGCCCAATGGTGATTTCCTCGCCGGAGGAGTAAGAATCGGGGTGGAAAGCGGACTGATTACATCAATACCAGAAAATTCAGTAGCCAACGGAACGTTCGAAGTCATAAGTGGTTTGTCTTGGGCGAATGGCGGTATAACCAGCGTAGACTGGGTAAAAGTAAATGTTTCGAATGGTGCAATCAAAAGCTGGAGCACGAGAACGCAGAATTTTTAAGCGAGGTGATGAATTATGAATAGTGGAGAGGCACGAGGAAAAGTAGAAGAACCACAAATTACAGTTATTGGAGCTGGCACGAAAGTAGAAAACAGAGGAGATATCAATGAAAGCAGAAAAGATAATAAGGTTGAGGATACAGAATAGTACATTCTGCCGAAGAATCAGAGTAGTGCAAGGAGATACAGGAAGAATATTCCGATTCATCCTGGAAGATATAACGATGGATGGATCGGAACAAGCGAGAGTATATGCTAAGAAACCGGATGGGACAGAAGTATACAATGATTGCGAGGTGGTATCGCCAAACGAGGTATTAATGGAGAGCAATTCTGGTCAGATTTTTGCTGCGATTGGAGTAGTACAAGCAGAGATACAGATTTCAAAATCAGGAAAAACTATAACCACATACACATTTGAGTTCGATGTGGAGAAATCCCTTACAAGAGCCGGAGCAATCCAGAGTTCCAGCGAGTATGGAGCTCTGGAAACTGCGATTGCAAAAGCAGAAGGATTTTATAATCCGACATTCTCTGAAGCTGCGACAAGGAATAATATCAACAGTGGCGAATCAATACCGACATTATTCGGGAAGGTGAAAAAATGGTTCACAGACCTCAACACACTGATCAAATTAGTAGGAAGTGCGGACATATCCAGCATTGGAGATGGCACAGTTACGGATGCCCTTCGTACATTAAATAGCAAGGCTCAGACGATGGTAAATGAGAAATTTTACTCTCAATACACTGACTTCCGAGACATTGAAGACGGTATATATTCTTTCAATATGAATACTACAGAGACGGTTCCTGAAGAATATAAGCAACCACCAAAAGATATTGGTGATGGAATCATTATAATAAAATCTTATAGCACATACCAAACAATGTGTTGCATTGGATTTAAAGGAATTGCCGTTGCACAGAAAGATACTCGAACGAATACTTTTATAAGCAATTGGGCAATCTTAGTTGGAAGATAACAATGTTTATCTTGGTCTTCCCATTTAATGTGTGGAGAAAGGAAAAAATATGGAAATCAGAGCAAGACCGAAAGGTCTTATTTTTATATGCATTTTTAAGAAAGGAAATGAAATATGCCAGAAATAGTAGTAGCTATCTGCTCGCTGATCGGAACGTTAGTCGGAAGTCTTGCTGGCATCATGACGGCCAATAAGTTGACTACATACCGTATTGAGCAGTTGGAAGAAAAAGTAAAGAAACATAACAACCTGGTGGAACGTATGATAGTAGTAGAACAGTCTACGAAATCAGCACACCACAGGCTGGACGAATTGATTGAAGAAAGAGAGGGACATCGGGAATGAAAGATTGGAAGAATTGGGCGAAATGCGCCGGCATCAGAGCGGTGAAGACTGTAGCGCAGACTATGATTGCAACAATCGGAACGGCAACAGCACTCGGACAGGTGGATGCAAAACTTGTGATTTCGGCATCTATACTGTCAGGAGTCTTATCACTATTAACCAGCATTGCCGGATTACCGGAATGTAACACAGAGGGCGAGTAATCGTCCTCTAACATATTATATAGTGTGCAACGTCGCACAGGAAGGAGATCAATATGGAAGATAAGAAAAACATGGAAGTAGCAACTGATCAGAATGAAGGGCTTGAGTATGATGAAGGCATCGAGCCGACACAGGAAGAAATTGAAGCAGCCAAGGCATTGGTAGAACAGGAGGCGTAATCATGGGAACATATAATGTACATGGAGGACACAACAGGATTGTACCGGGAGCAGGGCACTACCTTGATGAGGTAACGGAGGACAGAAGAATCGCGGCTGGTGTGATTGCGTTACTACAGGCATCAGGACATACAGCTTACAACTGTACTGATGATGTTGGAAAAACGGTAGGAGCCAATCTTGCAAACATTGTAGCCAAATGTAACACCCACTCTGTAGACTTAGATATTTCCATTCATCAGAATGCGGCCAAGGTGGATCCGGGAGATGGAAAAACCAAAGGTGTGGAAGTATTCGTATACAGCACCAGTTCTAAGGCTTATGCTGCAGCCGGAAGAGTGTGTGCAAAACTGGCAGCACTCGGATTTACAAACAGGGGCGTTAAGATCAGCACTGGTCTGTATGTCTTGAGGCATACCAAATCACCTGCCATGCTGATTGAAGTAGGATTTGTCGATGATAAGGATGATGCAGATCTGTACAATAAGGTTGGCGTGAATGCCATCTGTAAAGCGATCACAGAAGGTATTCTGGATAAATCTGTTGGGGCAGTGCCGGCATCAAAGCCAGCTACAACACTGACTCCTAAGCCAGCACCAAAACCGGCAGCTAAACCGGTATCATCCAATCCATACAAAAACGGAAGCACCTACACCCTTAAGGCAGATGCTCTTAGAGTACGTACCGGAGCCGGAACAAACTACAGAACAAAAACATATAAAGAACTCTCCGCCAATGCAAGAAAGAACGCCTACAGCAATGGCAACCTCAAGAAAGGAACAAGAGTAACTTGCATGGCAACCAAGTTGATTGGCAATGATATCTGGATGCAGATTCCATCCGGCTGGATTGCTGCACGATATAGCGGTAAGACTTATGTAGGATAATTTTTAAGACTGACACCTCTTTTAGGAGTATTATGCTCTTGAAAGGGGTGTTTTTTTATTTATGAGAAATGATATTGAAAACATAATTAGAAACGTAACAAATTCAATGGCAGAAGTCTTGGATGATGAGCAACTGCAAAAGCTACAAAACGTACTGTACATTCAATTTCACGGATTGAAGTTAGAAGAGGAGAATACGCAACTTATCACAAGTGAATCTGGGTGGCAGAAGATACTTAAGCTATATGCTGCCAGTAAAAGACTGGAAAACTGTGCAGACAGCACGATTAAGCAGTATACAGACTGTGTTGTAAAGTTGATAACGGCTTTGAATAAAAGGTTGTGCGACATCAGTACGAATGATATCCGCTTTTATCTTGCAATGTTCCAAGAAAGCCGGAAATGTTCTATTTCTTATATGGATACAATACGGCGATATTTGTCCAGCTTCTTCGCGTGGTGCAGTGATGAAGGATTCATTCCTCGTAATCCTATGCGCCGGATCCGGCACATGAAAGTTCCACAGAAGATTAAGAAGCCGTTTTCGGCTGCGGAGAGGGAGCATCTCAGATGCACAGCAACTAGAGAGCGCGATATAGCTATCATGGAATTTTTATATTCGACGGCCGGTC